CAAGAGTTTGAATCTTATCATCACCAGCAGAATAATGCTGGTCATATGTTCTAGTGATGTAATCTTGCAACTCTTTAATGATTACATCTTCACTATACTTCCTCCTACCATTGGAGGATGGGGGATTAGAAGGTTTGGGTAGATCAAAAGAAAGAGTATCTTTAGATCCAAAGTAATCATATGGCACAGATTCTGCAGCATTAATACCATCACTTGTGAAGGTGATATGATCATTACCCATACCACCTGGAAGACGAGAACTACTGAAAACAATAGTGTCTGGAGATGCAGTGCCAGGATTACCTGTCAGACTAAATCCATCTTCATTCCAATAATCTTGATTAGACATATTTAATTCGTCAAATAGAAAGGACCATGAGTTAGTCATATTATATCAGGATTGCACCTCCGCGTCAATGGGCATTACGAAGTCCGCATCAACTTTATCATATAGTTCTAGGAATGCCTGCTTAGTTTCATCGTCAAAACGATTCACGCAAACTTGAATCGCTTTTGCCTTATCGTTGAAGATACTGTATGCACGGACGATATGAACCAGACGACGAGTGCTGATGATTTCTTCGATACCACCATCATAGAAGGTCTTGCGGATGATATCTGCCCAATCAGAGAGACGCTTGCAGAACTCTTCATCCTTACAGATTTTACCAAGAATCTTCTGTTCTGTGGCAGATGCAGGATACTCTTGCTCAAAGGTTACAGGGAATCGCTCAAGGAATGCTTCGTTGAGCACGTTAGTGCCAATGAATCGTCCGTCGTCACTTCCTTTTCCTTTAGTATTGGCGGTTGCGAATACTTGGAAACCTTCTGTGGGCGCAACCCATTTGCCAATCTTCTTGAGGAAAACTCCTTTTCCTTCGAGAATAGACTGAAGACAGAGGATTTTGTTTGAGGCGAGGTCGATCTCGTCAAGGAGCAACACAGCACCCCGCTGCAGGGCCTCAATGACGGGTCCGTTGTGCCAAACGGTTTCTCCACCAACAAGACGGAAACCGCCAATAAGATCATCTTCATCGGTTTCTACTGTAATGTTGACTCGGATAAGTTCACGTCCGAGTTGGGAGCACGCTTGTTCGACTGTAAGCGTTTTACCATTGCCCGACAGTCCCGTGATAAACGTAGGGTAAAATATACGGGACTGAATAATTTTCTTAACGTCACTAAAATTGCCAAACTTGACGAAGGTATCATCTTTTTGAGGAATGAGATTTTGTTCAGAGGCAGGCATCACAGCAGGTGCCTGATAGGTGTGCTCAAGTTCTTCAACGGTCTCTTGAGTGACCTCAAGATTCCACTTGCCACGTCCAACCTTATATTCTTCAAGACGGCGGGTGACAGTGGGGTAGGACACACCATGAGACGCACAATAACCGCGAACATCAGCAGCAGTGAATTCCGTGCCGTAGGTATCTTTAAGATCGTTGATGATTTGGTCGTCAGTCATCCTCGTGCGAGACATTTGTTTGTTTCAACTGAAGTCATTATAAAAGGAAAAGGGGGCAGTTCCGCCCCCCTCGTGACACTTCTTATTGTGTCCTTCCGTATTTGTATTTCATCGCTTGGAGTAACCATGCCTGAGTGAGAGATCTGGGACCATTCTCAAGTATGTCCATTACCTTAGGGTCCTTTTCTGATGCTTTCGCAATTTCTCTCCAGTTGTCTTTGTATTCGGTCATGCCACCAGAGAAATAAATTCGCCTAGAACTTTCTTATTTAGTTTCTTAGTCTTGAGAGACTTAGCAAATGCAGACTTAATCTTTGCTTTGGTAGCACCCTCATCAACTTCAAACTCACATTCCTGTGCAAGAGCAGCAGAAGACAATCCAAAGTAAACATCATATCCAGAACTTTTGATGGAGAAACTTTTGGTCTTCTTCCAATCTTTCTGAATCTTGATGTACTCATCTGTCCCTTGCTCATAGTAACGACGGATGAATGGATTAGCATCCCTAGATCCAAGGACACGAATACCGATGAAGTTTACATAGGGGAAGTTCTGCTTGAGATTGTTAATCATCAAGTCACCAAACTCAGCAAATCCACGGGGGACACGAGTGGTGGTGCCCAACTTACGATCACGAATGAAGCAATTCATGTTCAGTTGGCGGTGACCAATGTAAGGTTCAGACTCCCAATAGCGTTGAACTTCAACGTGACGAGACAGATGATTTGCTTCACCATCAGTTAGAACAACACACTGAACTTTCTGAATCTTGTTCTCTTTCTGGAACTTGGGAAGAATCTGACGCAGGGTAACAAATGCCTCATTCAACGGGGTGCCTGACAGATTAAGACGAGGGGGATTACAATAATCCAACTTGTACTGACGAGTGTAGTAGTAAGCAATTCTCCAGAGGTTTAGCATCTGACGATCTGTCTCGGGAGCAGAAACTTTGCTGGTCAAAACATTCATCATATTGAAATCAGTGTCAACTGACAGTAGTCCCACCTTACGCTCATAGTGTGGTGTCATGTCAGGAACAACATGTTGACCAGTCGCAAAATCAAAAGTGCGACGACGCCACTCATTCGTAAAAGCATAAACATCAAATGGGATACCTACTTTCTTACAGAACCAGACGAGGTTGAAAAGTTGCTTCAGAGTATCCTCCAAGAGATACTGCATTGACCCACTCCAGTCCAAGACAAATACCAGACCATGGTTCTTGCCCTCAGGAACAACAGTCACTTTCTTGAAGATGTCCTCATTGAACTTGTAAGTGTGAAGTGACGACATATCAAGCATACCAGTGCGAGCAGTAGATGCTCGTGCATAAGAGTCTGCTGCTTTCTTACACTCAAACTCTTTCACCAGATAGTTGACTTCTTTCTGGGCAGACTTCTTGAACTTGACAAATTCATCATCTGCCTGTTTGTAGATCTCAGGTCCCTTGGTTTTAGATTGATATTCCCATGAGGTGTCAATCTCATTGTGAATCTCTTTGTTAGAGGCAATCACAGTGTCAAGATTGAGCACTGGAAATTCCAGATACTCATTATTAAAGTTAGATTCATCATCAATCAGGTCCTGGAGATTGTCCTCAAAGGACTGCATCGTATCTACTGTGGGTTCATCTTCACTGTCAGCAGCAGTGTCACTTCCCTCAGGTGTTTTTTCTTCTCTCTCCTCTTCTGCTTCCTGATCCTGAGATTCGTTATCCATTGCCTCATTGTTTGCTTGTCCAGTAGTGTTGGACTGAGGAGGAACTGGAATAGGAGACTCTCGATCTTCCTCTGGTTTCTTACAATAATCATAGAGAACCTTAGCTGCGGCACAGGCATCAGCAAAGGTTTCAGCATCACGGATCTGGTCAATGATCTCTTGCTCCTCTTCAGTAAAAGAGATATCAACAAAGTTTCCAACCTTGAAGAACAGGTTTGCCCGATCAGCAAGATTCATCTCATCAACTTCTTCATCCGCAATCTGGAAGAAGTCATCATCGTTGAGTTCCCGATATCCCCGGAAGAATGTTTTTGCCAGACCCAGATACTTACGCTTGATGAGTTTCTCAATGCGAGCATCTTCTGTCACATTGATGAACTGGTGTGGGATGCCCTTTGGTGGGTCCTCATCAGGCGTGAAGAGTGCATGACCAACCTCATGTCCAACCAGCAGGTCATACACGCTATCACTTGCCCTCTCCCACATCGGCAGCACCAGCAGACGACGGGACACATCAAAGGATGCTGTCTTGACTTTCTTATGTTCTACAATCAGGTCTTCAGTAGCAAGCAGTCGTGCGAGTTGCGACTTGATCTCGTTCCGTACAACCATGTGTTTCGTTTCGTATGAACCCATGATAAAAGGAAACCCCCCGTTTCCGGGAGGTTATGTGCCTCTTCTTAAAGTGTCTTAACGCTTCGCGTCTAGACCTCATCGCTTGTGGTTTGAGTTTTCTTTTCTGTTCCTTCCTGGAGTGATGCTGCCAGTTTGGGGTAGTCATTTACATCTCCAACGAATTGACCATTCTACTGAACCCTTTGATCTTTTCAAATCGTAGCACATTAGCAAACTTGTCATGCAGGTCAGACTTGTGAGAGATCACAAATATATTAGCATCTTGAATTACGAACCGAATGATCTTCAGAAATTCTTCTGTTCCGAGACCATCAAGAGAACTATCAAACACCTCATCCATGATGAGTAGATTGGTATTGACCGAGTTCTTCATTCTTGCTACTTCACGCCAAGTGAAGAGAAGTGCTAGGTCGATTCTCATCTTCTCTCCCTCGCTGAAAGAAGAATATGAAAAGTTCTCATGAATTGGAGATTGGACGGTTTCGTTGAATTCCTCATCAAGTGTGAAGTTGATGTAAAAGTCCATCATTTGTAGATAACGATTGACTTGCTGATTTATCAGCGGTAGGTACTTCTTAATGATTTTGGATTTGACTCCACCGTCTTTAAGTAAACTAAACGAAAAATCGTAGTAGTTGATCGTCTCCTTTTTGTTGAGT